CTCTTTCACTTTCAGTAAATGAGGTAGAACTTGAATTCTCTTCTTGTTTTGGTTCTTCATTTTCTACGCTCACTTTCGTAACGTTTTCAGTGACTTCAGTGACTTCAGCGTTTGAAACTTGCGCTGCACTTGCAGCTTCGCTGTCACAGGCAGCGGCAACCGGTCCTTCGTTTGCAGTTTCTTCTGTTACTTCAGTTGTAGTCTCTACTGTAGTCTCCGCGTTTACGACTTCAGGAGATGGTTCTTCAACTTTAGGTTCAGAATCTACGACTTCTGCAGTTGATTCGACAACTTCCGCGGTTGATTCAACTACTTCAGTAGTAGCTTGTGTAACTTCTTCAGGAGTGGTTTGTTCTACGCCTGTTTCTTCTGTCACAGTAGCTGTGCTAGATGCAGTTACAACGTCTTCATATACGACGTGAACTTCATTGACATTACCGAGAGTAACTACACCCTCTGCTGTACATGAATATTTAACACGCATTAACTTACAAGTACCGTCGATATAAGAATAGAAACGAACAATCGCGCTATCTTCGAACATATCGACAATGTAGGTGTAGGCTTCTTCGCCATATTCTTGCATAAGGGCTTCGTCGACCTTTGAAGAAATGTCACCTCAGGAGAGCTTCATAAATTCTTGCAAATTCATTTGACTGCCTCCAGTGTCTACTTGATCATTTTTTCGTTCACAGTAGTTTCTGAGGATTTCCATCTTTTTAGAGAAGTCTTCATTATAATTGAAGAACTCAGAACCAGTGAATGCAGGGCGTTGATCTTCGCCTAAGACACTAACACCAATGAATGTTCCTGCAGTGAATTCAATGTTTTTAAAGTGCCTCTTTTCGTCATAATTAACAGTGTACTTAACTGTTTTAGGGTCAAGTTCAAGAGATTGTTTATGACCAATAATCTTCTTTGCAATTTCGCCAACCTTATCTGGGCGTTCTGTGTAAAGAACCACATCGCACACACACCAAGATTTGCCGTCTTCATCTTCTTCAAATGAAGGTTCGACACAAGGATCAACGATTCCGTAAATGTCTTGTTCAGTTGCATGACCCACAAAATCATCCTTTTCAGCGTCATAATGACTTACAACAGGAGTATAAGGTAATGATTTTACGAGTTCTTCACTGAACTCATTTGAGAAATAACGATGATCTGCAGTTTCACCTTTGTAGAAAACTTTAAGCTTTCCACGTGTGAAATTCTCTTGGGAACTATCTGTCGAGAAGTCTGATAAGGTAGCAGGCCAACTAAAGTTAATAGTTTGCTTTTTCATTATTATTCCTCGTCAGTAGAAGATTTCTTTCCTTTCTTAACTGATGGCTCAATCTCAGCTGGATCGGTTTCATCTTCCTTACCATTATCCTTTGTATCTTCTTTTTCTCTATCTACTGCAGTTTGAGTATAAGAAGTCTGCATAGGAGTAATTTGGTCTAGTTTTAAGAAGGTTTCAAGTTCGAAACATCCTTCAATGTCTCTTTGTTTGATACCTGATGCTACGATATAATTAAGTTTGCCAACACCAAGTGTAGCATTATCCTTATATATCTTTATATCATCGTCATAAGTATATGGCGAGATTGGTAAAATATCAATATCGGCCTCATACCCCTTAAAATCAAATCAATTATTGATTGCGATAGTATAGAAATTTAAGAGAGCTAATACATATCTCCAAACCATTCCTTTATCGCGGATTAATGACATTTTAAGAGCTTGGACGCTTTCGGCAGTGAAGATTCCGCTATTGAAGCCGGCATTATTGAAGATTGCTTTGAAGGCTTTTAATAGAACTTCATTTGCAACGGTATCATTTTCAGAAACTTTTAATACCTTAGCTTCGCCAAAAGTAGTCATTAAGTTAACTTTGTCGCTCTTTTCAATCTTTTTCTTTAAGGAATTATGTAAGGCTTTAACTTCGTCCATTTCAAATACTAATTTATCTTGATAAATCGGCATTTGTTGAACAACAATATACTTTAATAAATTTTCATTTCTTTCAAGTTCATTGTCTTGATATTTTTCATAATCAAGAATACCACCTAAAAGATAGAAATAAGTTGGAATACTATAGTCATTTAATAGAATACCAGTTGAGAAATGTGGGTCTAAAGTCTGCCAACGAGTATTAGAATCTTTAAGATATTTAGCATATTTTGACTTAAATTCTTTTGGGAAGCTTTTGAAATATTCATTAAGTTGATCTTTAGTTAAACCTAAATCTTGGAAATAACTGAAGTCAAACTGAATAATTGCAGACCCATATTGTGTTTCACCAATTTTGCGACAATACTTATCTGGAAGTAATAAACTATCAATAGTAATGGACTCTTCATCACAATATGTAGTGAGATAAACTGCACCACTAGTAAATAAAAGAGTTAAAATTGATGGAAACTTTGTTTCAATTGATAATCCATCGACAACTTCAAGCATTTGATGATACATTAACATGTAATCAGCTTCTTTTGGCTTTTTGCTGTCTTTAATTTTCGATTTTTTATATGTTTTATGCGGTGTAACTGTGTATCTCCACATATACATATTGGAGAGATAATTGATAATAGATGCATAAATAGGATTCTTTGCGTAAAGTTCTTTAGAAAGTTTTACAACATTAGATCTATCTGTAATCGCCTTTTGTAAAAGATCACGGACTGCCGCCGCATTCTTTGGTAATTCAGATGAACCAATACTTTGATTTAATCTACGTCTGGTAGATACTTCATCAGAGTAGAGATCTTTTAAATCGTTAATTCTATTTATTTTAAAATTCGCTTTATTTTCAGCCATAATTACACCTTTCTATATAGATGTTAATCTCTTCCACTTAATTAGTCAAAAATAGCAATCACGCGTTTCTTACTGCGTTCACGTCTGCGTTTATAATAGTCCAACTCAAAATATTGATTACAAGCATAGACCAAGTATTCTGCCATAGAGAAGAAGTCCTTTTGAATTGCCGCGTTACGACGGACAATTTTTAGGGAGTTACTCATTTGGTCAGAAGTATTAACGATGTCGAGATTTTTAAGTTCTTGTTCCATTAAATCCATTGTTTTGAACGGCATCATAAATTCATGTTGTTTGCGCATACTCATTGATGCAAAAGATTTATTTCTTGAATAAAGTGCTAAAGCATCTGCCAACTTAATTGGAAATGTAATTGCGCCGGTACTCATTCTTGAGAAAAAGAACCAGTGTATTTGTTCGCCAATTTTTCCGCCTGATTTGATTTCATAGCAGATGGTCTTATCCTTTGGATAACGAATAATATCTTTTTCCGCGGATGCTGGCGGGTTTATAATTCCAAGTCCTTCTAATGGATAGCCAGTTTCATCTGTTGTAGTTTTATTTAACCAGTCACGGATACCCGCACCAACACCGTTAGCATCGTAAATCAATAGTTTAGCATTATATTGAAGGACGAGCTTTTTAAAGGTATTAGCGACGACTAAGAAGTCGGTAGATGGTATAGTTAATAAATTGATAAATTTATATGTAAAATAGTGATCACCTGGGATGACTTTAGCAATACCAACTGCGGTATCTGCAGAACCATCTTTAGCCATATCGGCGCAGATCGCATAGAATGCATCTTTTTCTTTTTGTGCTTCTGTAAGTTTGTCTTTTAACTCGACAACTTTAACTTGTCGTAAGGAACTTACTAAGTTTGGAGAAAATGCGGCACCCGCCGGGGCATCACTCCATCTACTCTCATATTCACGTTCAAATGACTCTTTACTAAATGAAGGAGAGTTAATAACGTCCTCAATCTGCTTTTGCGCTGTGAGGCCGCATGATAATGGAATTCTATAAGTTCCACCGAGGACGAAATATTTATCTGGCTCAAGGACACTTCTACAGAGAATTTCAACTAGCTTATCGTAAGCAAAAGTGCCTTGATATCCCGCAGTAGTAATATAAATTTGTTGGGATTGTGGTTCATGAGGGTTTATTAAACCATTCGAAAGTTTACGAGGTTCGTTCAATAAAGGAATATAAACTTCGTTTACTTTGACTGGATCTTGTTCGATAACTTCTTCGAAAATAAGGGATTGTCTACGAAGACCTCTGACATTTCCTAAGCCTAAAGACGACCCATTTTTGAAATTAAATTCTACATAATCTTTGCCCATTTTATAGGCATCTAAAATTTTTCCTGCGACCTTACGTTTCTGCATTTCGTTGGCGAGTAATGGGAACTTAACCCATAAGTCATCAACCACCTTTTGTTTAGCAATTTCGGCGGCTTGTTTATTTGTACCCGCGGTGATTGTTGTATTGTGTCGAGGAATAAACATACATTTTAAATAACGATCGATGTCAGCTAAGAAGGATTTAGAAGTACCACGACTAAAATATTCGTAAACTGCTGTTCCACGAGCCATACATCTAATCATTACGCGTTGGAAAAAGAATAAATGGAAATGCGATTCTTTCGGTACTATCAAGTCAATAAATTTATCTGGGTAAACCATGAATTGATTAAGCATTTCACCGCATTTTGTAAAATTTTCGCGCACTCTTTTTTTAGTAAGAAAACCGGTTTGTTCTTGTTCATCCGCGTCCAAAAATTCGAAGTATTCTTCGATTTCTGGATCAATATAATTCTCATCAAAAAAGTCGTCGAGTAATGCCATTATTATTCACCCATATTATCTTTAAAGATAATTGTTGTTTTGCCTTCTTTTTCTTCTTCGAAATTTTCTTTTAAGACGTCTTCATCGTTCTCTGTGGCAATTTCTGCATCATCAACAGAGTAATTCAAAAGATCTTGAAGACTTGTATCTTTAACTGCCTCTTGTGTCTTTTGTTCTTCGGCGGTTTCCATTCTTTTGCGCGCCATTTCTTCAAGAAGTGGTTGCAATCCTGTTGATTCAAGAATTAAACGTCTATTTGTATCATTGATGTCTTTAATTGTTCTATCTACTTCATCTCTGTCATAACCATCATAGAACTTAAATTCGAAGCCATTATCTTCCATATATTTAAAAAGTTCAGCGACGGTTGTAATATCATCAGTTTTTGTTTCATTAATCATACCTTCGAGATCTGCTTGTTTCGCAAAACTAGCGTATGCAGTAGAATAATCTTTAATTGCTTTGGCATCTTTCATCTTAATCGCTTCGTCTAATTCAATATTAATTTTACATAAAGCTTTTACGGCTTCTTTTTGAAGCGGATTAGTGATGTTATTAGCTTTTAAAGTTCTCGAATAGACACTATCTAATTTTATTAGTTCTTCGAAAGTATATTGTTCGCCCCATTTTAGACGACCACGTTCGATATACGATTCTTTAATTGGAGCGAGTTTGTTAAGTATTTGCGAAAAAACACGGCACTTTTCTCATTCTTTATTAGTGCGAGTTCATAAATCATGCGTTGTACTCTCGTATGCAAGATTTGGACGATTTTCCGCATCTTCCAATACCATCCTAGTGTATTCTTTGAATGTAGCAACCTTAAACTGAGGAACTAATTGCATTCAAAGTTCTGGATTCCAAGGAAGATTATATGTACGACAGAAAAATTCTCCGTGTTCGAGATTCTTATAATTTAAATTATTAACAATACAGTCGAAACAAATCGTTGTTCCACTGAGAGGGTTGTTGCTTGTCATCAAGACGCCTTTACGGCCGCATTTAGGACAAACGCCTGTTTTAAAAGTAACCATGAGGAAGTCTCCTTTCAGTCAAATTATTATATTTTACTTATTTAATTTTGGCAAAATTGAAGTGAGTATCGAAAATGATTCAGAAATCTTTTTGGCTTTTCTCAAAAACTTCTTGCATATCAGGAAGATATTTTTTATATTTATATAGGTAAGGAGAAAGTAAAATATCTTATATCTTTCTTATCTATCGCTTTCTCCTTATCCAATTTTGAAAAAATAATTACTTCATTCAATATTATAATAACGTTGAGGCGTATTTATGATTGATGAAGAATTAACTCCAGAAACTGAAGAAGAATTATTACAAGACGAAGATTATGTAGATCTTGTTGTTGATATGATTGAATTGCAAGATGAAACTGAGAATGAAAATAACTCAGATCTTGACGATGAAATCGTATTATTAAATTCATTAGGCTTCTAATTTATTGGAAGTCTTTTTTATTTTTCCTTGAATGGAAGGGAAAATTTTAGTATACTAAAAAGGATGTAGAAAGGAGAAGTGCGCATGGCGTTTCTTATTGTTTTTTTAGTTATCGCGTTGGTTACCACGGGCATCTTTTGAGGCTTGTGAGTTAAAGAGAAACATAAACGCGCAATAGACAAAATCAAACAGGATTCAAAGAAGCAAATTGATGATACGGTCGAAAAAGAAACTACGGCCCGCATCGCCGAATTGAACCGCACCTCCCAAAATTTATCCTGAGAAATCGATGAAAAGGAAAGGCTCGTTAAAGATGCCGTTAATCGTTATAATGAGGATACCGAACGCGCATACAAGATTGCTATTGCTTGTTTGTCTCTTGAAGATAAATATCACGATAATGCTGAAGACTTAAGCGCATTACAAACGGAAAAGGAAAAACTCCTCCATGAATTAAAAGAGATTGAGAAGGGCATTGAGACTGAAAAACCGCATCTCTCCGAATTAATCCTAGAGCTCGATAAATTAAAAGGTATAAAGAGAACAATCCTTTTAGAGAATTGAAAAGAAGATAGTAATTTATGGGAATTAGAGTTGTCTCCTAAAGAGACTGAATTAATTGGTATTCTCAATCGTATCAAGACCGACTATCCTGATATAAGTCTTGATATATCTACTATTGAGTGAAGAAAGATATGGTTGCCAAAATTACAGGATTTAGGTAATAGAGAAGGATTAAGTTGCCGAGGAATATATAGGTTAATTCTTAAAAGTGATGAGAATATATGTTATGTCGGTCAAGCCGTTAATATACAAGATAGATGATATCAACACGTTAAGAAGATGATCGGTGCGGACACGAAAGGAAACGAGAAACTATATAACTATAGACCTGAAGACTTCTACTGGACGGTAGTGGAACGAGGGCCGCAAGTCGATCTAAATAAAAGTGAGAAGTATTGGATTGAATACTTTGGATGTAAAGAGATAGGACTAAACAAAAAGGCTTAGTCCTTTTTTAATGCCAATTTAAAACCGACCAATTTAAAAATGCCTCATATGATATTTTGACCAGAGGTATAGGAGTTTTTTCACGTTTTTCCCGAAAAAATACAATATTCCCCCGGGGTATTGACTTTTTTTGTATATATGCGAGAATAGTGTTGCCCCGTAAGAAAAGGGGAAGAAAGAGAGAAAAGTAAATGAAACAATTTACAAAAAATGAGATTATCGCATTACTCAAAGAAAACAATGCGAAACAACCAAAGGCAAAGTATAGTAATAACATTTTATTAAAAATGTTAGGTGCTACCGACAACGACTTTGTCGCAACACTTGAACCGACACGAAACGGGTTCGCCTTCAATCGTGGTAGTTTGTGCGAGTGCCTTGTAAATTACGCTATCACAGGCAAAACAACCAAAGCACAAGCACACGAGAGTGATTTAGATACTACAAAAGTAGTAGATACTTACGGACTACCAAAGTCAAGCAACATTGAGATTAAGTATTCCACCTCATTTAGTCCAGCGACTAAAAAGACAAGCAAAGCACACTATACAATTATAGTTTGCGAAAGTGGTGCTTACCTCATTGATAGTAAGAATATCATTCCTACAAGTGCGGGAAAAATCAATATCAATAATCAAGTTGCTAAACACTTAACAAAATTAACAAGATTAAATCAAAGGTTAGGACTTTAAGTCCTAACCTTGTGAAAGGGGTTAAACGATTATGAAAAAATATGTTAATTTATATCTCAATACACACACGGGCGAATTAAAGGGTGCTAAATCTAAAAGGGTCGCAATTAGACTATTCAAAGAAGATGCGAAGATGTGCGACTACTACTTTGAGAAAAGACACATTGAAAAAACTTCGTATGTATGTGTTGAAGTAGGTATTCAAGCATAGGAAACGGGCAGACGGAATTGTCCGTTCCTACTTGACTGGTCTAAAACTAGACCCGTCAGGTAGGGGCAGACGGAAAGTATAATTTACTACTTGAAGCGAGCACTCTAAAATGATATAATATAAGGGAAGAAAGGAACAAGAGAAAATGAAGGCAGACGGAAAAATCAAAGTATCAAAAACTATCTATTGCGATATGGACGGAGTTTTGGCGGACTTCAATGCGGAACCAGACGGAGTAGCGAGATTTAGAACTGAAAAGGGCTTCTTCTCACGCTTGAAGCCGATTTACGAAAATGTAAAGGCAATACGCAAGTTAATCGCAGACGGAAATGATGTCTATATTTTAAGTGCGAGCCCAAATGAAAGGGCAGACGGAGAAAAAACTCGTTGGCTACATAGATATATCAAAAAGTTAGCAGACGGAAAAATTATTCTCATTCGCAACGGGCAAGTAAAAAGAGAGTTTATGAAAACCCCAGATGGAATTCTCTTTGATGACTACGGCAGAAATATCCGTGAATGGTGTGAGGCAGACGGAAATATCGGTTGGAAAATCACAGCAGACGGAAATATCTTCAAAGGTCTTGAAACAATACTCGCAAAGTAGTATAATATATATAGAAAGAAAGAGAGATAAAAAATTATGGCAGACGGAAAAAAGAAAAACTACACACTCATTAAGAATGGAAATCGTATCACACTTCAAATGTTAGAGAAAGGGGCAGACGGACGCACTCACTCAGCAAGTTGCGAATACCCACTCTACTTATGGAAAGATGTGGAAAAGAAAGTCTATGACGCAGACGGAAACGAGTCCAAAGTTGTTGAAAAACAATTTGTGAAACAAAGTCGCAAACAGACGGAAAAGTTCTTGCTCGGTATCTTAGGTCTATAAGACCTAACCGAGCAGACGGAAAGTTAAAAGATTTACTTTACAAGCAAGTGAAAAAGGTGTATAATATAGGTGTAAGAAAGGTAAAGAGATTATGAAAATCAAAGGTCTTAACTCATTCATTAAAAAAATAGAAAAAAGATTAGTCAAAGAAATTGACTACAAAGAAGAACCATTCGTGGTGGTAGACGGAATTAAAATTATTACTTGCGGAGGAAATACTGAACCACTCGTTGAAGTTAGCGTTCGTGCTGGTTATAAGTTTAACGAGCAACTCTATCAAACAAAAGAAAATCTTAAGTTTGACGCAGACGGAAACAATCTTGAATATATTGCGGGCGTATTCTCCGCCAAGATAGAAGATGCCGAGTTTGAAATAATTTAGGCAGACGGAAACGAGTAAAACTACTTGTTTCTTCTATACACATATGATATAATTATATGTGTAAAGAAGAGATAATTAGTATCTCAAAGAAAGAGAGGTCAGACGGAATGAAAGTTATATATTACCAAAAGAAAGATAGTCCAGTCTTATTTGAAGGAACTGAGACGGAATGCCGTGAATGGATTATCAGTCAAGCAAGTGAGCATATTAAATACACTGGGCGAGACGGAAAAGAACATATGTTAATTAGAGTTCTTGATGACCCAGACGGAAAAGCGTATGATGTCGGTCGTTGCTATATGTATCAAATCATAAGGTAGCGACCAGACGGAAAGTCAAAAGAAACGCTTTACAGCCATCTTCAAAAATGGTATAATATATATGTAAAGAAAAGGTGATAACTAAAAACTCTCACACCGACAAGAGAGAACGGCAGACGGAAACTGATAAAAACCACTTGAAAATCAAATCAAGTTATGCTATAATATCTATAACAAGATAAGGAAGGAGAAAAATTTATGGCAGAAAAATCTTGGACACCAAACGAAAATCAAGCAAAGTTCTTAGAGGTCTTAAAGGACTACCCAGACGGAGCAACTCTCAAAGACATTGAGATTGATAAGGGTATTAAGTTCGCAACAGGCACAATCAATAATGCTCATATGAGAGAATTGGTTGAAAGTGCAGACGGAGAAATCGTTTACGAACAATTCTATCGTGGCACAAAAGTTGGCGAAAGAAAAGTCCCAGCAAAAACCTATCGCTTAAAATAACTAAGGGCAGACGGAACGGGGCAACCCGTTCCCCCATTAGACAGGGCAGACGGAGTTCTTCTCTCTTACCTTCATCTACCTTGTCTAATGGGAACACCCAGACGGTTCGCTGCGAGCCACAACGGCAGACGGGATTATCGTAATCATTGTTCCACGTGAGTGAAAACGGGCTACACTTTGCTGGCTTTGTAAAGAAACCAGATGAGTTTAGGAATTTGTAGAATAAGAAGACCTCCGACCGCCAGACGGATAATCTGGGGAGTATAAGCATAACCTGACCTAGGATAGCGGTTATGCTCCACTGACGGAAATATTTGGTTTCTATATGCGAGTTGTTAGTTAAACGACTTTCTTCCAAACAAAAAGAAGGTTTGTAATCTGAACTATCATTCCCTGGTAGACGGAATGAAAAAGTCTACCACTTATTTAAGAGTTCCGTTTAACCACAATGTAAAGTATCGAATTGCGTAGCAGACGGAAAAATACGGATAAGACCTAAGATGTGGGTCGCAAAATCGGTATCTATGTAGCCCAAGAACTAGTCGGGCAGACGGAAACGGCAGAGTAATGAGTGAGTGAAACGCGTAATCACCGGCACAGACGGAATTCTTAAATAGGTATTGTATTTAATACTTAGATATGATATAATTATATCATCAAAAGGGAAAGGTTAATTCAACACACCGCTGTCCCTCAAAAACAGAAAAGGAAATAGAATAGAACGGTCAGTTCGTGGGTGATTGCGACCTATGGTTAATCCTGTATAAACCAAGCCCTCTCCGATATTGGCAGACGGAAATAAACTGCTGTTCCCTGGCAGACGGAACTTAAAGTCTGCCTCTTGTAATCAGTAGTTGATTATGTTATAATATATGTATCAAAGGAAGGAAGGAAAAATGCGATTATTAGTACTTGATACCGAAACCCTTGGAGTATTTGACCCATCAGTTTACGATTTAGGTTATCTCATCTATGATGACGCAGACGGAATTATTAAAACCCGTGATTACATCACTAGTGAAATCTTTGATGATGAACGCAAAATGAAAACTGCTTACTATGCCGACAAGTTGCCTATCTATCACAAGAGATTAGCAGACGGATATTGTAAGAAAATTAAGTGGGCGTATGCGTTGCGTATGTTAAAGAGAGATATGAATAAATATAAGGTAGACGGAATTTACGCTTATAACTCTCGCTTTGATACTCGTGCTATCGCCAAGACTTGCGAAAAACTTGGGATTAAGAGTAATCCTACCGCAGACGGAATTAAAGATATTTGGAAAGGATTAACCGACCCACATATCACCTCTACAAAAGAGTATAAGGAATTCTGCAGACGGAATGGGTTTATGACCAAGCACAAGAAACCAAGACCACAAGCGAAAGCCGAAACGGTATTTAGATATCTCACTGGGCAGACGGATTACACCGAAGAACACACAGCCCTTGAAGATAGCAAAATAGAATTGGCGATATTGTTGAAGGCATTGGCTCTGGCCAGTGCCTAAGAAACGGGCAGACGGAAGTCTGCTCTTTTTCGCAGACGGAAAGTCCGTCTGCTTGCAGACGGAACGGGGTTTGTCAAGTATTTTTTCACTAAAGCAGCATGAAAGCGCTTTCATCTTGACAAATCTTATTTCGCGTTTCTAAAAAATTTTTGGGTTTGCGAAATAAAAATGTAAACGTTTTCATCTTGACAAATAAATTATATCAAAATTAAAATGATATTTTGATATAAAATGTAAGCGCTTTCTACTTGACTTCCGGCCCAAAATGTGCTTCGGGGAAGGGGCCCCGAAGGGGTCACCAGACGGAATGTAAGCGCTTACAAGCAGCAGGATGTAAGCGGTTTCAACTTGACAAATAAAAAGTTAGAATTGATCGAAACTTTTTCATTTGGGTCTTGTAATAGTGAAAGTTTAGGCGTATAATTATATATGTAAGGTAAGGGAAAGGAGTTAAAAATTAAATAAAAAGTTAGTTAAAAACTACTTGACCTCAACCCGAAAAAATGATATAATATATATATAAAGAAGGAGAAAAGAAATTATGTCTAAAGAAATCAAAATCAAAATGAACCCAATTCGTGAGAAAGTCCTTGCTGTCCTTAAGGAAGCAGACGGAGAAATGACCCTCGCAGAAATCAGCAACGCCGCAGGTGTCGAAGTCAAAACCGGCACAACCAACGCTATGCTCGCTGCTGGACTTATCAAGAAAGTCGGCACCAAGAAAGTCGCTAAGACTGTCTATGTCGAAGTCGCTACCTACGCTATCGGTGAATAACCGATAGCCCTACGGCAGACGGAATAACCAAGTTGCTCGATCGAGCAACTTTTTTCGCGTGCTAATGTAAGCGCTTACAAATACCAGACGGAAAGCAGACGGATGTAAGCGCTTTCATATTGACTAAGTCAAAAAGATATGTTATAATAAATTGGAACTTATTTTTTAGGCCGATCCGATCGTGGGTCGTCTTGCTACTTCTGTGCATTTTTTGCACATAAGGTCCACTAGTGCAAAAGCAGCAGGAGAAACTGCAAATTATGTTGACCAAGTCAAAAAGCTATAGTATAATTATAGTATAAGAAAAGAAAGATAATAAGTTATTACTTAATCAAAAAGATTTGGAACTAAGTTGAAAAACTTATTGACCAGGTCAAAAAGATATGGTATAATTATATTATCAAAAAAGAAGAAAGGAAAAATTAAAAATGGAAAAACAATGGTCAATGAATGAAACCCAAACTGCCTTCTGTAAGGCATTAAAGGACAACGGTGGAAAGGCAACCTTATTTGAATTAAACTACTTCAAAGGTTTTAACTTCAAGTCTGGTTCAGTCAATACCTTAATCAAGAAAGGTATCGTCAAGGCTGATGAGGAAGTCGAATACGCTTGTGATGTAATCTACAACGGCGTTAAAGTCGGCTCCGTCAAGAAATCCGCCAAGGTCTATGAATTAGTCAGCAATGACTAATTCTCCTTGACTTAACGGGAAAACAAGAGTATAATTATTATATAAGGACAAAGATAAAAGTCTTAAAAACTCTAGCCCAAATGCGGGGCCAACGGAACCAGACCGTCATACTGGGACACGCGAAAGCGACAACCTGAGCACGTCTGTAAACTACTCACATCCTTAGATTAGTGAAATAATCCAACAAATAAAATCCAGTGGAACAGCTCCCTGCTAGGCGTATACTCCACTCTAAAAAACAAAGAAGATAGCCGTAAGGCCCACGTCACGGGCCACTCCTTCCAACGATATGGCCTCCCTCAGCAGGGTCGCGGTGGACTCGAAAAATGTACGAGTCTGGTAGATACAGAGCATCTATTGGGTGCAACTCCCACCGAGGTCTCATAACTCCCATCCAGCAGTAACCAGGTGAGAAAGCGAAAGCCGTCGAAACGGGAATCGATCTGCTGGCGGACGTTTGGTAATCCGTACAAGGTACCCAGCAGGCTGATGGCCTGCAACCCTTAGGCTAACTGATGGGGTATAGTATGTTAGTCTCCTAAGCAGTGATGGAGCAAGCAAGGCTGCCGCGCCAGACCGTGTCGAGTGTCTGGGCTTGGAAACGTTATCCATTCAGTGGTACGATACCGGGCATTGTGCCGTACGAAAGCAGTACCACATGGGGTCTATGGACCTGCGGTCGGGACGGCTGCGAGGGGTACAACCTCCATAAAAACGGGACGTCCTGGTGCCGGCATCTATCCGGCAAAGGGTTTAAGGAGCTAAACGCCCGATTATTATCAAAGCATACCAACGGGTCGAGGGAATATGTCGGCCAGAGACTACACTCTCATCATTGTAGAAAACAACTAATTAACAGCAGTGGGCTGGAACCCAATGACCGGCAGTCACAAGACCGGGGCAACGTACCTGAGAACGAAGTTCGCCGAGCACGGGCTTAAACTCCCCGAAGCGAGAGGCAGACGGGTAATCTGCAACTCTTCCCCACTGTGATGCGAGCTGGGGCCGGCAGGACCGGGGACGCTACGCTTTACCAGACAATTTGTCTAAAGCAAGTTGAGGAGCCGATGGCTGAGAATAGGATAACTCCGATGGCGAGTGTTAGTGCCTAGAAAACTAACCGTGTAGCAACGACCTGTGACGACAAAATCGTCTAGGGTCGACGATGTGCTGACGACACCTGTGGACTCGGGCGTAGTACTCCTTGCTGGTGGTTGCGGTGAAACCAGAAGTGTGTGGCACACTGTAAAGCCGCCGGGTAGTAACGATACACGACTTGACTATGTCTCAAGAGGAGACAACCGAGTGAGTAGGGAAACACTCGTTAAAAAAACCTCATCGGTCAGTGGGGTGTACCACATTAAACTGCGCTTCGAGCAGACTCGTAAAATCCAGGAGTCGACCTCCTGGAGGCACCTGATGGTTGAGTAAGACGCTGGGGAGTTGACCGCCCTGGATTCAGCTAGTGAGACCGGAGCAGGGTTACGACAAGAAACCCTAAGAAAGCGGCACCGGTGGCAAACGTTACAGCCAGTCGTTGGCTACTATCGTATAGTAGAAGTCCTGTTACGGCAATAACGGGCAACCTCCTTGCCGGGAGGTAGCGCATAATTACCCTAGCTCTCGGGTATGAGAAATGAGCATTAGATCGCGTAGCACTCCAAATGGAGTGCTTTTTGTTTATAAAAATTATTCCGTCTGGTATTATACCACATCGCAGGCACTTTGTAAATATAATTTTAACTAAAATTATTTTATGCGACTTTCGTCGATTTATTCGACATAAGTCCGGTTGAACCGCATCTTCCCTTTAGACGTCCTAATAGCAGGAGTAATCTAAAAAACTATTGACAAACCCAGAAGCTGGGTGTAATATATTTATATAAAATAAAAGGAGGAAAATATTATGGCGGACAAGCAAACAATCCATATTAAAGTCGATCCGGCCAAGGTTCGTAATGAATTTCATTTCAACATACAAAAACGAAACCGTATGAATATTTTCCGCGACCGCACTAAATATACCCGCAAGCGTAAACACCGTAATCAGGAGGACTAATATGGAGAAAGTCATTTGTTCAGCAATTAAGTTCCACCGTCTTGACGATATGGACGCCTGGTGTATTTACACTGGAAAACGCCATTGTGACGCATTACGCCGCATGTATTTAGACGGCATCAAATACGATAAGGTGACCGCAGTAGAAGGATTTGTCACTAACCGTGATAGGTTCGTAAGCCGCTATGAGGCCGCGGTCATCGCCAAGCAGGCAAACCAAATAATCAGTGATGACTTTAATGGAACCTGCCTCTACTCTGAAGATGTTTGGTAGAGGATAATTTTTCCAACTAGCTAAAAAACTTCTTGAATACTTGGGAGTTATGTAGTATAATTATATATATAAGTTAAGAAGGAGATTATTATTATGGACAATTCACTATCAATTTATCTTAAAGAAATTGGAAGTTATAGATTACTTACAGCAAAAGAGGAACTCGAGCTTGGTCGCCGCATCAAAGATGAGAACGATGAAGATGCTCGTCAGTTAATGATTAAGCACAACCTTAGACTCGTTGTATCAATAGCTAAGCCTTTCAAAAATTCATATAACAATATGAGCTTAGAAGACTTAATCGCTGAAGGTACTACTGGACTCATTACCGCAGTAGAAAAGTATGACTACACACTTGGCTACAGATTCTCAACCTGCGCAGTTCCTTGGATTAAACAAGCTATCACAAAATCCATAATTGATAAAAGCAGACCTATCCGTATCCCTGCTCATATCGTTCAAAAGTTTAATCAAGAAAGAAAAGCTCGTGAAGAACTCACAGCTGACCTCTGCAGAGAACCAAGCTCCGAAGAAGTCGCTAAGAAACTTGGTATGGATATCAAGGACTATAATGACTTGATGAGCTGGAAGCAAAACACAGTCAGCCTCTCAACACCTATTAACGATGAAGAGGACAACACCCTTGAAGACTTATGTGAGGACACACATACCGAAACACCAACCGAGTATGTGGAAAGAAACGCTCAACACGAACTCGCTATGAAGATTATCGGCAGTCTCGATGACCGCACCAAGAAAATCTTCAAACTTAGATTTGGACTTGGAGAACCAGGTGATCCGCAAATGTATTTCGAGGAGCACACTCTTGAGGAAATCGGCGGGCTACTTACTCCAACCCTTACCAGAGAGCGCGTCAGACAAATCCTTGTAAAAGCCTGTCAGGACCTCAAGCTCCAGTTCGGAGATAAACTACCAATGTAAAAGAATCCACTTGGATTCTTTTTTTATTTGAAAATAAATCCACAAAATTTTGTTGTTCCAATTTATTATACCATATCTTTTTCGGATTATACAAGCTATTTTTGATTAAAGTGCGCATCTTTTTCACTGAAACCGCATAGTCTCTTTAGAAATCCCATAGTTTTTATATAAAATCCTATATAATGTCGCATAAAAAAGCAATAATTATACAGTTTTTTATATAATTCTACTGAAAAATATGACAATTTGGCATAAAAAATTCAAAAATTAAACGTTTTTCTTAAGAAATCCACGTAATATAAACGCTAGAAGCTACAAATTCAATAAAATCGCGGGCGGCATTTCTTCTGACTTTGACCGCAGCAAGGACACAAAGTGTCCGCGCAGTTCTTTAGACATCCCATATTCCCTTTAGAAATCCCTATAACCGTGAAGAAAAATGAGCCTCATTCAACTAATCCCAATAGTAAAAAGAATGCGGTTTACATAGAAAAAATCCTTGCCAATCCTTTAGTTATTCCCTATACTACTATGAGGGAAAGTATACAATCGACTCTCTCGGCTCGGGAAATCGTGCTAAGCCGTTGGCATAGAACGCACGATTTAGAAGGATACACAATACACACGTTATGACGATAAGAGAACTTAAACATTTAGCAAGAACCTTGAAAAAGGCTAACATCACTATAAATGGAGAACCACTAAAGGTGAACATACAGGTTAATCAGGATAACGAAGTAACCCTTGATTTTTCAACCTCTCGTGAGCGTAGGCCTCAAGCCGGAGCGAACGAGTTAATGGAAAGAAACAATAGTAAAGAAGAAAAGTAATTACGCACGTTAGTGGGACGCACGTTACGATAAACGAGTGAAACGAGTTATCGGGATTGGAATTGAGCTTTTGGGAAATCTAAAGGAAAGTTGCGGTTTTTCAAGGTCAATGAGCTTCATAGAGAACTTGGGCTACCTATGATAAGGGGCAAGCCCCTTAACCCCAACATTCGCATCTAAAGATGCTCATCTCTCGCTGCGCTCGAAAAAGATAATTTCTTTATCACAAGTTAATTGAGATATAAAACTACTAAATCAAAAATCATTATCGGGAAGATAAAAATGTTCTCTATTATATTATGATAAGTGACACAGTTATTCCCCACTTTTATCTTAAAAATCTTGACAGTACCATTTAACTACCCTATACTACCAATATGACTACAAATTGAAATCAAGTAATACCACTAACTGAGGATATGTTTGAACTCAGCCCATCAGGAGATATGAAACATAATGAGAATCTTTACTATACTTGCGGGTTTATTAGGAATATATCCCCTCAGGTGTTGATTGATTTTGATATGAATTATATCTATTATTTAACTACCCAGAAGAACGATAAGGAGATGCGCTCTTATTTTGGTATTGACCGAAAGACATACAGGGGAATAAGGGATATACATCGGGAAGTGCGGTTTTTCGAAGGTTTTGTGGTATTGATGCCGTTTGAGGTTTGGGACAAGCTTTATGAGGTTGTAAAAAGTAGGTCGACGCGAGAGAAGAAAACGATCGTGCGCTTATACCTTTACCTCTATTATTGGGCGATGCGCAATTTAGGTTCATATACGCACGCAAGGATGAGTATAGCATTAAAGTTAATGATGAATAAGGATAGCATATCGGAAGATACTGATTACTTGGAGAGTTGCGGTTTACTACGCAAGGGTGATTATAGTGTCCTGGATAGTTGCCGAAGAGCAAGAACTTACTTTATACCTGAAGAATTGTGGAGTGATCGTTGCCGACACGAAGTTGAAAAGGCGTCGATGCGGACGAAAAATAAATAACCAATCTTGGAAATCTTGAAAAGTTTCTTGACAGACCTCAAAGATTAGCATATAATAAAGTATTAAAGGTAATCAAATAATATTGTCTAAGGCCACGACAGTATACGCGGGATTGCCCCAAGCCATCAATGGTCAGCCTTCAAGTGGCGATGGCGTTTCAACCAATGACCAGTCTTATTATAAGAAAAGGAAAAAATTACAATGGCAAAAGCAACAGAACTCGTTTACACAGAAAACGAAATGGCAGCTCTTGAAGTCCTCCGTTCAAATAGAGGAACACCATTATCAGCTGCACAATTAGGAATTAAACCAGCAGTCTTAACCTCAATCAGCAAAAAAGCTGACAAATTCCCAGGTGAAGGCGTTGTTATCCACAAAGAAGACAGAGAAGATGTCTGCCCAACATGTGGAAGTAAGCACTCTTACAAAGTCTACTTCATTGACTAATTAAGAAATAATTCCACTCATAAATAAAATCCATCTTATCAAAAGGTGGATTTTTTATTACCTAATTCTTGATTTATCTGTCCAACCTGTGTATAATAAGGTATGAAATGTGGAATATATAAAATTACAAACCTAATCAACGGAAAGATTTATATCGGTCAATCTATTCATATCGAAACAAGATGGCAAGAAGAATTTAATGAGGCTTTCTATGAAAATAGGCCTGCTTATAATAGACCATTAAGTGTAGATATTAGAGAATATGGTTGGAATAATTTTTCAAAAGAAGTAATTGAAGAATGCGATGAAAAGTTCTTAAATAATAGAGAAGAATATTGGATTTTATATTACAATTCTCTTCAACCAAACGGATATAATACTGCGTTAATTAGTGCTCAAAAGTTTGAAAGAATAACTGATAAATTATTTGATAAAGGCGAGGAAGTTCGCAATCTAATTAAAAATACAAATTTGAGTTTAACAGAGATTGCTAAACAATTCGATGTAGGATTAAGCACAGTAGAAGATATTAACCAAGGTAGAACTTGGACCGATCCGAAAGAAACTTACCCATTAAGAGTGAGCAATAAAAGACAAGGTGTAGCACAATTTACCTTAGGTGGAGAATTGGTTAAGGAATATACAAGCATTGCGGCCGCAGCCCGCGAAACAGGCATTGATAATAGTTCTATTACAAAGGTTTGTAATGGTAAAAGAAATCAAGCCGGTGGATATAGATGGGCAAGAATTGACTAATTAAGTAGAACTGATAAGTTATATAAAAACCATCTCTATGAGGTGGATTTTTTAATAAAAATTACGAAAATTGCTTGCCCATTCAAAATAAAACTATTATAATTATTTGTTAGGTATAAAAGATATTTGGATAGATAAGATACTTTATTGTTTTGATAGGAGATGTAAATGGAAAACAATTTTAGTTCTTTTTTAAGAGAAGTAGAACAAACAGAGTTTGAAACAAATACCACAGCAACAGGTGCTAACACAATTCAACAATCACAAAGAAATATCCTTCGTAAGAGAGGTGTCGCCGCATTCAAACAAGACCTCATTGATATGTATGGGGATGAATTTGATGTTGTCGAAACTAAGGATGGTATCGTCATCGTAGCAGAGAATGAACCAGGCGATTTTAGTTTTAGTTGAGAAATTAAGACAACTATTAAGAGTATTGACTACGACCCATTCATTGAAGCCTCAACCTTTGACGAAGAAAATGCCGAAAAAGAAGCCAAGAAAAAAGCAAAGGCAGAAGAAAAGGCAAAGAAACAAGCAGAGATTGAAGAAAAACGCCAAAGAAAATTAGCCGAACTTGAAGCAAAGAAAAACTTACTTAACTAAAAGGACTTACATAGTCCTTTTTATTTGGAATGAGCAACAGGAGTGCTAAAGAGAAGTTGCGGGTTTTCAATCAAAAAAGTTTGCTTAAGCTAAAAAGATATACTATAATTAAATAACATAATAAGGAGGACTTACAATATGTCCAAAGCAATTAGAATGACCCGCAGTGAATTAGTGTGGGAAACAAGAGTAAATGAATTCGGTGAGGAAGACTGGAAGAAAACAGTTGAATGGTTAAAATCTTTCACAGAGAAAGAAGCCACTACAAGTTGGGCAAGAGACCACATCGCAATTTATAACGCAGTTAAAGATTTAACTTGGGAACAAGTTTATGAAGACTATAAGAAATGGGATAGAGGCGATGATGAAACCATTAGCTATGAACTCATTAGCGAAGGTTATGGCTGGAATGAAACTCACGATAGTTGGATTAGAAAGCCAGAAGAAGATAAACCTTATAAACAATATCTTGGCGACTTCATCCACGAAATGATACAAGAAGACAACTATAATGCGGACGTCGAAGGCTATGATTATGCTGACGACTACAATGAGGATGTCGAATTCCTTGAGGACTAATTATGAGTAAGGCTGATAGCTGGACGCTAATTATATTAGCGGGGTTACTGGTCTTAGCAATTTGTTTGTTAATATACTATATATTCTTCAAGACACCATGGGATACAGGCGAGTTCACCGTTGAAAGCGGAGAAACAAACCCTTACCTTGAACAAATAGGTAAGTTTAGAGATGTATTCGTAAAGCATTTAATTACGGCTTTCGGTGTTGTTTGGTATTGTAAAGAAGAAGAACTACATATTGGGGTTCAAGCTTCGGATTGGGATAGCCATATCATTACCTTGATTTATAAAAATCATATGGTTAGATGTTATGTGAATTGGAAGAAAAAGAAAGCGCGCATCGCTTATACATTTCAATCATCAAGTTTAACACAGACAAAAAGCAAAACTTTTCGCTTAAAAAACAACTCCGCGAACTATGAAGCAATACAGAAATGGGGTATGAGAAACTTTATTGATGTATTATTGGGAGATACATATAGCATAGATGATTTGGTAACCGAAAGTGTTGGCGACGCAAAAGCGATTTTGAACGATAAAGAAAAAGGCGAGCGCGAGTTTAAGAAAATGCTCGTTGAGGTATGGGAAAATTACATTATTCATAAGAAAAGAGATGAAATAAAAAATGACCTCGAAAACTTCAAAAAATTGACCGCCTACATCTCACGATATTGTCCAAAAGAATTAGATGAATATATTGCCGAACACAATAAGGTAAGTAAATAATATGTAAAAAAGGCTTGCATAAGCCTTTTTCTTATGCTATAATTATTATATAGAAAGGTAGAGGTATGAAACGAGCAGATTTAGAAAAGTTGATGAAGGAAAAGAAAATCGAGCAAATTGATTTAGTCCTTCGTGAAACTGATAAACTTGGTATCTATTGCCGATTAGTTGGTGGTAAGTTGAAAGATTATACTAACCACGTGATTGACCGCAAGATAGATATTTGGGGATACCTCTATTGGAAAGACGGCAAAGCAGAAAGGAGAGCATTCAAATGAAATATGTATTTGTGTCCGATATTCACGGAAAGTTTGATTTGTTAATTGAAGCACTTAATGGTGTTGATTTTGATAAGGAAAAAGATACACTCGTCAGTGTGGGCGATCCTTTCGACAGAGGTCCGGCAAGCAAAGAAGTCTTGGATTATCTTTTAAGTTGCCCTAACAGAATACTCATCTGGGGAAACCACGACGCGAGATTAAGACAATTAGTTTTCGGTTTAGATTACATATCAGGAGCTGATATTCAAAATGGCGTTCCAGAGACTTTGGAGTCTTTTACACATATGAGTAAGAAAACAGTTGGCTTAGACACAATGATTTATGCTCTTGGTTTTCCACAAAATGAAGAAGTAAAGAAATCATTGTTTCAATATTTTCACGAATGTTGCTGGGCTATAGAGTTCAAAGATTTGATCGCAGTTCACGCTTGGCTTCCTATCAATGAAGATACAAAAACTCATCAATTGAAGTTAAAGGCTGATTGGAGAAAAACCAGCTGGAATAAATGGTATGAGTCATCTTGGGCTCACTCTCAAAACTTATCAAAGAGACCTGCTTGTTATCCAGAAAAACCACTCTTAATCGGACACTGGCACGCTTGGAGACTTGCACAAGAACACGGATATCCAAGAGTTGCCGACCCAAGTATGAGAGCTGTTTGGGGGACAGATATTGATTGTTCAACATACACTCATAAAAATGGAAAGTTAATCGCTATTGATGGTTGCTCAAATTATCCTTATGGCGGAAAAGTTAATGCCTTTGTTTATGAGAGTGACGAAGAGCCAATCAAGTATTTTGCGAACTCAGACGGAATCTACGAAAATATGTTCAACTAACTAAAAGTTTTACTGGATTAAGTGAACCTTATGAGCTATACTTATATAGATAATAAGAGAAGGAAAAAATTAAAATATGGACAAGAAACTCACAGATAAATTAGTTAAAAATATTGAGTGGGGTCACGCCACACAAGGTGGTTGGGAAGGTTCTCTCACCTTAAAAGACGGATACCGCATCTCAATGGTTATGCCGAAAGAAGTTAAAATGCGTGAGGCAAAATCATACATTAAAGAGCATTTACTTGAAGAGGCTGAATTAGTCGCTACTGAAAGAAATACCGCACTAATCTAAAAGTTCTTCACTTAATATGAAAAAAACTCTGGTCATAGTCGCCATCAAAGACTATAATTATATATAAGATAAGAAAGGAGACATTCGAGATGTCTAAAGCAAAAGAAATCGTCTATACAGACAACGACCGTGCTCTCGTAGCAGCACTCAAAGGAACAGAAGGTTTAACTCTTGCTGAATTAAACGCTAACGGCGGAGAATTCAAACCAGGTCACCTTACTTCCGCTATCAAGAAAGGTTTAATCGCAAAGATTGGTACAAGAGAAATCGAAAGACCATCAACAAGAGAAGTTTCCAGCTATAACTTCGTTACAGCAGAAGCCCTCTCAAATGCAGAAGGAAAACCATTCAACTACACTGATGGCGAAAAGGCTATCCTTGAAGTAGTCAGCTCAATCGAATCACCATTCACTCTTGCTGATTTAGCAAAAGCTATGGGCAGAGACAAAATGAGTTCAGGTTCAATCAATGGTCTTGTTAAGAAAGGCAATCTCTCAAAAGGAGATATGGTTGAAGTCCCATCTGTTTCTAAGTCAGAAGTCGGTGTCTACGGATTTGTCCGTGACATTGAATAGTCATTAGACAGTAATAAATCAGGTTGGGGAGTTCCTAAAAACTCCCCTTTATATTGTAAAAATTTCTTGCTAAGTTTAACAATATATCGTATAATTATATATAGAGAAGAAAGATAATTCTTGTCTTCTCTTGACCAGAACGGTTGGACCCCGAAGTCGTTAAACTCAAACTCCCCGCTGGGATGTGCAGTAAGTCCGTAAAGCATCAGGACAACTTGTTGTCCGCGCAGCACAGTTGTGCCTGTGTAAGACGTTCGGCGGCACGGCGTTAAACCCGTAGACCATGGAAACCTCAACGTATGGGTACACAAGTTAGCAATAGACTAAATGGCTAACTAGACCAGCCTAGTGAGCAATCTGGTGACAATGAGCTCGGTGAGCCCACTGAATGAACAGGGCACGGCGACCTTACAGCCCGTAAGTCCATTCCGACCGATGTGTCTTTCCGGAGTATGACGAAGTAGCAGACCACAGTCTCTCTTCGTAAGTAGAACGAACCTTCTGACTGGCGAAGTAAAATGTTCAGTACGGTTGGCACCTCCATTTAGATAAGGTGTAGCGAAGATGTAGGGTAGAAAATGAACTTAATAACCGGCCCCTACTGGTGTGAAATGAAAAGACAAGCTCCAAAGAAATGATGTCTTATCCAGTTTCCGTTTACTGCGTAAACGGCGTGAGATGCTAATCGTAAAAGGCAGAAGTTAGAGAGGTATGTATCTGTATAAAACTCTCCTGCTTAATCTCTTCGCAAGTTCAAAAGAGACACCGCCTATCGTGCTTGCGATGGTAGGACAGGAGCCAAGTCGGATGCTTCCTGCTATGAATTAAACCCCGACCGCCTAGTGGAGCCGTTATTCACTCGTAACCATGCTGGTAGCGTAAATGTATGAAGCCGCAGGGCCTTATATACTGGGTTTACGACCTAATCGTTCTTGTTAGTTGGGACGCAATTGACCGGTACTCTCCACCGTAAGAGAAGTCGCAGTAGCCGAACCGATCTACTTGACATGTCGGGAAGAACAGCACGACAGCTATGGTGTCTAGCAGGGTACACCCAGTCGAAGTCAGTGGCGACTGAGTAAGTTCTATTGACCATGTGTTAGCACAGGGACTGCTAACAGAGACAGGTTTTCATTAGGAACGGACGACACTCGAAAAACGGATAATAGACTAATGCGGGTTCTCATTACTTCAACGGCCACCCGATTACAATACATGGAAGTTTATAATTCACTTCCATAAAAAGTAATGACCATAGTTGCGCGACTATGGGTACAATAGAGTAGTAGGTGGGCTCACTTATTCGAGTCGTAAAGTGTCCTACTACCCTTCAAGCAGTACATTAGGTGTTTCATTTATCACCTCCTTCCTAACCTAATGTCCTGCTTGAAGGGTAATTCTTACTCTTCATTTTCCTCCTTCTTTTGGACTAGTAATTACTTACTAGTCCTTTTATTTTGGAAGGCAGACGGAATTGCGAAAATATTTGGGCTTGAGCGGAAAATATCTTGAACAAGCCTTTTTTATATAGTATAATAATTATATAAGAAAGAAGGTAGAAAGGCTATGGTATTAACTGAAAACATTATAGTTCTAACACACGAACAAGAGAAAATAATCTTAGATTATGTTATGGGATTAAATACTGAGGATGCAGGTTGCGCCCGCATGGTCTTTCCATTTTCTACTGAATTAGAATATAAACTTGGTTTGCGTATTCCTTTCCCTTGTATTGTTAAAGTCGCAATGGGAATTGGTGGATACAGACAAAATCAACTTGAAATTAAAACATATTTAGAATGCTGTGACTTTTTACCACTCGCGGAAATCGCCGCATATGGGCGTTTTGTCGAGATTATGGAAAGAGTAGAAGTTGAAGACTGGAGAGACTTTTACGACGATTATAGTGATGTTGATGACTATATGGATTATGTCAACCGCAGAGAGAATGAAACAGAAGAAGAGTTCTCTGAACGCTATGATAGAACTTATGAAAGTGCTACCAAGGCAGTCGAAGCTATGGAGGCTTTAAATGACCACTTCGGTTTTACTGGAGATAATGGACAGATCGGCATCAATAGATATGGTAATTATGTTGCCTATGACTATGGTTATACTACTAACCGCCACACAGGTGAACAAGTAAGTGATATTAGTGATAGTGTTTATGATAAGGATGACCGTAACCTTTATATTCAAGGCTTGTTTGATTTGCTCGATAAAGAAGAGCATATGCTTGAAGAATATGAAAATAGGTTTTTACACGATGAAAATGGTGACGATTCCTATACACGCTATGAAATTAAATATGTAAGACAAGCACCAGATTGGATGGGCACAAAGTTTGATTGCGGCAGTATGTCCTATTTCAAAACTTATGAAGATGTCCAAGATGTAATCAAAGAAGCTCCTGAAGAGTGGAAATTCCTTGCCTATACTATTGATGAAGTTATTTATAATATAGACGAAAGTGAACGCAGTAGAGAGACTCTTGAAGTACATATCCCTGCTGAATATAGAGAGGCTTGGGAAAAGAAACACCAAAAGTAGAAAATCTCTTGACAACGGGACAAGAAAGTTCTATAATAATTATAGATAAGATATAATATATCTTATTGGTCGCAAGCCACGATTTACCACTTATGCTTAAACTGATGCGACTAACAAATTATCGGCAGAGATAAAGTAGCGCGATGCTGCGGCGAGATACCAATGTAGTTGGAAGTATGAAGGCTCCACTAACCGTTTTGACGGCGTAACCTTCTTAATCTAGACAGGCATAGAAAACTTCCGGGTGATGGTTGTGGCTATATGCATTCCCCTATGAATGAACGCCACCGTGATTATGGTTGTAGTAATCCTGACGCACGACACAGCAAAATTACCCTATCTCGATTGACCCGAGGGGACTATAAAACGGCAGGTCATTGGAACCACGCAAGGATGTGGTAGCTTGGTAGTGAAGCGATTACTACCGTTACGCAAAGGAGAAAAGGTTATGGCAAAAGTATTGTGGACAGTAGCATATAATACCATTCACGGCTTAGATGTCGAACCTTTAAGCAACCTTGTTAATTAGTCTCAATTTATCACTTGAAAACTAATTAGCAAGGGCTCTAACCCTTGCTTTTTTATTAGGAGAACTATGAAGTATTTAGTTATACAAAATGTCGATAAGGATATTGTCGATGAAGTCAAAAAAGCTCTAAAAGCTAATGATGGCTATTGTCCTTGTAAATTAAAACATATTCCTGAAAATAAATGTATGTGTAAGGAGTTTAGAGAACAAGGTGATGGCGAATGCCAATGCGGACTTTATATCAAAGTACTAAGCAATAAGTAATTGGAGATTTATACCGTAGATAGTAGCGGGGCAGTCTGTAAAACTGTTAGGAAACTTCGGGTGGTGCAACTCCATCAATCTCCACCAATGGCTCGGTAGCTCCAACGGTCAGAGCAGCTCCCTGTTAAGGAGAGGGTTTGGGGTTCGAATCCCTAACGGGCCGCCAATGCTATGGTGAGGTTAGAACAATGGTTAGTTCACTGGTCTGTGAAACCAGCTATGCGGGTTCAACTCCCGCACCTCACACCAAAAAGAAAAATTATATGGACAAACTCAAAAGCTTACCGTATAATATATATGTAAAAAGAAAGAAGAAAACTAATTGGCCCCGTAGACAACTAGTGAAGTCATTAGGCTTTCATCCTAACACGGCCGGAGCGTAACCGACCGGGGTCACCAATATGGGAAGCTAGCTCAATAGGTTAGAGCAGTGTCTTGATAAGGCAAAGGTTCGGGGTTCAATTCCCTGGCCTCCCACCAATGGAGTCATGGTCTAGGGGTTATGATGTCCGCCTGTCACGCGGACGGTGAGGGTTCGACTCCCTCTGGCTCCGCCAATTATGTCGCACTCGTATAGTGGCAATACCTCTGCCCTCCAAGCAGATGACATCGGTTCGAATCCGTTGTGCGGCTCCAATAATATCGCCGGGAAGTGTAACGGTTGCATCTGAGGCTCATAACCTTTGGGTAGTGAGTTCGACTCTCACCCCGGCAACCAATCGAGGGATAGCCAAGTGGTAAGGCAGCTTCCGGATTAAAACAGTATCAGTGACCATGGGTTCGAATCCCATTCCCTCGACTAAGTTCTCACGCAATGTTAGTTTATTAGCAATAGTAAATTAAGACTGCGTGGAGGTGAATCTCCCTCGAAATTACTCTTTCCAGAGAACGCCAAAAGAGTCTGTCATCGGTGGCGTGTTGACAGGACAAATCGCCCGGAATAATTGCATCGCCCGACGGGGAAGAGAAAATCCGATATGCCCGTTTAGCTCTTAACGGTAGAGCAGTCGCCTTGTAAGCGAAGGGTTGGAAGTTCAAATCTTTCAACGGGCACCATTAGTTTATAACATCAATACAAAAAGTTAGAGGGTAGATACCGATGAGACATTACCGACTAGAAGGTCATCGGATGAAAGCTGGCTAACGAAAGGGACGCGCGTCGGTTACCGCCCTGCTGATGTTAAATAAAAATACTGATGATCTGGACGTAGTGCCGATCTAGCACCCGAGGTTTAGGACTTCGGAACGCAGGCCAATCCTGCCATCCAGTGGCAAAAGTCAGTATTACTTAAAACCCACAACAAAGGATAAAGACCATGTGGTCACCGTGGGACAGAACGACCCGAAACTGAGGAAGCATTGATGAACCCTAGGAGCGGGCTACGACGAGGTAGTGCGTTGCAGATAACCTTCATAGAAATATGATGCTCGACGCGAGGTTTGCGGCTATCCACCCGATAAAGCCGTTGGTGGCAACTACCACAGGATGAAAGTGTTGAACGAATTTGGCAGTGCCCGCGGGGTGGAGAGCCCAGAAACTTGAGCCGCAACTCGGGGTTGGCTATTGCGAGTAGCAGGGTGCGGAGAAAGCCAAGGTAGGTATAGAGGTTGATTTGCGGTTACGGTACCTCTCTAAACCACTGACAACCGCGCATATGGGTCGGTAGGCTAACGGGAAACTTCCTGATTTGCACTCAGGGGCTAGGGGTTCGATTCCCCTTCGATCCACCAATTATCCGGAGCTAGCAGAGCTTGGTAATGCACCTGATTTGGGATCAGGGGATCAAAGGTTCAAATCCTTTGCTTCGGACCATATGCCCTTCTAGCCCAACTGGCAGAGGCAGTAGTTTCAAAAACTATTTAGTGAAGGTTCGAATCCTTCGAGGGGTACCAATAACCATTCATTGGGTAAGTGTTGGAATGGCAGACAAAGCGGACTTAAAATCCGCTGACCGGTTGGTCGTGAGAGTTCAAGTCTCTCTTTACCCACCAAATAGTTTGCATGGGGTGACGCCCGTTTAACATAAAAACAAAATAGTTAAGAGGTACCGCTATCCTCGCATAAAAGCGGCGGTGCAGGGAACGGCCATTACCGAGAGCAACCGTTGGGCTACAAGACTTAGCCTTCAAGTGACGTCCACATGTCTATAAAAGATGCCGTGAAACTCGGCTAGCAGAACGGACACAAGAAATCCTGGGAGAGAGGGCTGCGAAAATAATCACTCTCCATCATATGCGGGTGTCGTCCAACGGTAGGACTGCAGTCTCCAAAACTGTGTATCTGCGTTCAAATCGTAGCTCCCGTGCCATGTCGTAGTAGTTTAGCGGTAAAACATTTCCTTGCCAAGGAAAGGTCGAGGGTTCGACTCCCTCTTACGGCTCCATTATCAGGTTAACTTACGGTAAGTTTTATAATCAATTGTATACGGTTGATTATAAAAGGCTCGCTCGAGGGGCCATCGGTTCAACTCCGTTAGCCTGTCCAATTATTTCTAATTTCTCTCAACGTATTACCGATTTACTATGTGCACAGTAGTAGAACGGAGAAGGGCTGCAGATGAAGACTGCTTGTAACAAAGGATGTTCCCAAGACCATATCAAAGGCGAGCCGGGGTTTTCCGACTAAGGCGTGATATTGAGGGACGCGATAAAAAAGACCTGGCGTCGACGAACGTGCAGATAACAACGAAGCCCAGGCTGCACAAAAAATGAGACTTCAGAGAGAAATTATATATATACTCCTTTAGCTCAGTTGGGAGAGCTACTGTTTTACACGCAGTGGGTCGGCGGTTCAAGCCCGTCAGGGAGTACCAAGTAGGGCGGGTGATTCCCAAAGCTGTAATGTCCTAACAGCCGTTTGTAGGTGGAGCCTCATCAACTCAAACTGGGTCGCGTTAAAACCTATCCTTTGTGAAAACTTTCGTGGTTAAAATAGTTGACGGTTCGTGGAGTTCCTGCCAAAAATTCCACTCATGCGCCTTTAGCTCAGTTGGGAGAGCGCCACTTTGACGTAGTAGAGGTCGGAGGTTCGAGCCCTTCAAGACGCACCATTAACCAATAATATGATGGACATAGTCCATCTTTTTTAGTATACTAATATAGATATTAGAAAGGTATAAGTTTTATGAGTACGATAGATAGATTAAAAACAAGACTAGAACACAAGGATTATGTGGGAAAGCCATGCCCAATTTGCGGCGCAGCTCCTGTCATAAAGTCAAGAGGCTTCGACCCATGGGGTGATATGGAGTATGATTGCTGCACAGAATATTGGTTAGAATGTGGCGGCTGCGGAATTATTAAAGCAGATGGCTATGATAACATCAATGTTAAAGATGATGAAGCTAAAAATAAAGCCATCCAAGATTGGAATGAAGTCGTTGATTATGTTAATGATTTAATTAAACAAAAACAAAAGCAATAAGGAGTTAAAATATGAAAACAGAATATAATAGTATGGCTTTTACTCCAGAAGAAGTAGAGCAAGGATTACATAAAAAACTTTTAGATTATCTTTTTGAATATAATAATAAAAGTGACGAGCATTATTGTGATATACATATATGTACTGACGGCTATTGTACCATTATTGAATGGGATGTTGTCCCATATAATCACGAATGGGGCGGACAATTCCAATATATTGGTATGGAACAAGAAGTTGGTACTTGGATAACTTTACCAGACAACTCAAGACATCTTGTCTTCTCTGATGAAGAGGCCCAAGAACTTTTAGACGATTATAGGAAAAGTCTTGACAAAGCAGAAGATTAATCATATAATTATATATCAAAAGAGGTAGGACTTAGTTGTCCTATTAGGCCCGGGGATATCCCGCGCGCATGTTCCACCACCCAGTACTGAATGTTGTTTCTTAGGTAACTTAAGTTGACAGCAAGTAATTGCACGTAGAAGCATCCTCAGAAAGATTGAAATAATATCGAGTAGGAGGGACATGCAGGTGAAAGGCCTGTCCTAAGAAGTCAGTGGACTCCTTCAGCCTATTAGGCATATGCTACAAGTCGTACTTGTCTATGTAATAGGTAATTAACCTCAATGCATAAGGTAGAAAGAAGAGAAAGCCGGGAAACTCCAGACAGTAAGTCTGCTAGCAGGGTTGTGCCTGCGCCTCTCTTCCTGTATTAGTCAGAGGGGCTCTTTTCCTCCCTTAAGGGAGGTTTTTTATTGACTAAACTAAAAAGTTATGGTATACTAATATAGATTAAAAGGAGTATATAAAATATGACCCTACGAGAATTCATTCTAAATTTAGCACCTCATACACATTATCGCATTTATCAACCAAATAGAGATTGTTTAATCTTCGAGTCTTTTCGTAAGGTTCATAGTCCTTATAATTTTAGAGATAGAAGCCGCAGAAACACTCTTAATAAAATACTTAGCTTAAATGAAGATTATTGGGATAATAATCCATTCTGCGATGATGCTCGTCATTATAAACCTCTTGATACTGAAACAAATGTATTGCTCAAGAGATTTGGTAATTATAAAGTTTTCCGCATAGAAGCAAGTGGTTTCAGACCAATGAACTTCAGCAAAGACTTAAACGGAGAATTAAAAATAGAATACGTTGGTAAAGATTATATTGATTGCCTCGATATCTACATTATCTAAGGAGAACAATTATGAAAACACTAGAATGGGATATAAATGCTAAAATTAGAATAGAATTAAAAGATATGTATGACCTTTTAATCGTTGAATGTAGATATGCTTACAGACGCAACAATCATCTTCAACCAGCAACTGCTTATGATAGAGTTCGTAGACTTATACCTTTAATGTATAGAGCTAATAAACTTTTCGCAAAACAAACATTAAAGCAGATTTGCACCGAATGTATCGGTGATGAACTAATGATTTATCTTCCAAGAGAAGACAAATTTTTCAATAGACGCCGCTCAATAGAATTTGTTGAATGGTGTATGGATACACTCCGTTCCTATGGTGAAACCGATTGGTATCCTTGGAACTGGGATCAATTCTTACGTATAAGGGATAAATAGTTATGTGTAAAATGGATTTAATGCCTGATACAGCAGAAGAAGATTTAGCACAAGACTTCTTTTTTGATGACTGCGAGAATCTTCTGCTTCACGATGATGAAGAAGATGAAGACCCATCTTGTTCTTCTAACGAAGCATATAATTCTCTCGGCAACGAAATAAAATGCGATTATTCTGACGGCTATTATGATATGATAGACGCTTATAAAAATGAACTTCATAAAATTGTTGATGAAAGCCATCCAGGCGAATGGAGCTATGGTATGGATATGTTCGTCACTTACTTAAATCTTATGAAGGATTTTTATCATGGCGGTGAAGGTGTTCACGCTATGGAACAAAAAGACGAAGATCCTATCCGTTATAAAAATGAGCCAACTCGTGAAGAAACACTCACAAAAGCTCTTGAATATTATTATAAATGGCAACACATTAGTGATGATAATTTTAAAGTCATTGACCTTGACGACTCTGAAAAGATTTTTGACCGCAATTGGAAGTGCGAATACCGTTTCAGACCAGACGGAAAATGGTATCCATCTAGCCGCAAAATCGTCAAGAAATGGCATAAAAAGATGTATAAATTAGAACAAAAGTATAAAAGAAAGTTTTTAGGCATCGTGTCTAAATATTTAGAAAGCTGGTGGGATTAATGGAAAAACCAGAAATGCAAGAAGTTTATTATGGCTGCTATTTAATCCGCGGCGGCTTTGTTATTAAAAAGGCTTATACCAGCAAACTTAGTGCTTGGTTCTATCTTCTTAGAAATAAAAGCAATAGAGAAGATTATATAAGAGGCTGGATTGAGCACGGCTATGAAAATAAAAAGGAGCACTTTTATGATTAACATTGAAGATTATGTATATGAGATGATGTGCATGGACTGTGAACATTCTTACTATTGCCACATTAACTGCGAGAACTGTGACGAATATGAGGACGAAGTTGAAAGACTTTATGAGGAAGAACTCGACAATCTCAGTATTAAAAATGATACTGGGGAGTTCTAAAGGGAAGTGGCGGAAAAACGGAGAAAATGCGCATGAAAGTAGTTATAAATACAAGTTACGGAAAAATTAGTGAAACCAGTGCAATAGCACGTTTCCGTCCAGATTTTATTGAATTAGTGGAAACAGGACGCTTTGTCGGTCGCATTAATGAGTTCGGTGGATACGCCGAAACACTTAAGGTTGTAGAGGTTCCAGATGAAGCAACTGATTATCAAATCGTTGAATATGACGGTTGCGAAGGAGTTTTCTATGTTCTTGATGGAAAACTTCACTATGTAGGTAGTGATGAATTCCATGATCGTTGCATTATTAGAGAATAAAATTGTGGCATAACTCAAAAGGTTATGCTATAATTATTTATATAAAGAAAGGAGAACTACTACAATGGCAGTTCGAAGAGGGGGTAAGCCAGCGGCCCCAGTTAAAATACGCTTGCGCAAACATCACGGTCCAAAAAGACATTTATGGCACGGTCTCGACAAAGTCGGCCGCATTGATGTCGGTGCTTGTGGTTTGTTAAGTAAATATCACGATAAAGAGTCATTTGCTCTTGCTTGCAACGCACGTGGTGTTAAGATTTGTGTTTCTGACTTATGGGATGAATATAAATTACTTCCAACTTGTGCGGCAAAAGATGTTTACCTTGCTGATATCAAGGATAACCTCAAGAGAATTCTTGAAGAAAAAGCCAAAAAGTCCTTGACTAAGAAGAGAAAATAATTTATATTTAATTATTCAAGTGGGAGTTATAACCCCGACCTACCAATAGGGTTGAGATTGGCCGCGTATACCTATTTGCTAAAAAGTTCCGAGATGCGGTATGGCTGCGACAAGTGCTTAAACAATGTGAAGCGGAAGGCTACAGTAGCAAACAGTCTTAGCCAATAAGTTCTACTGCCAATTAGAACGATCTGGAGGTTTCCGAGAAGTTCGCCTTAAGGTTGCCCTAAGGGCTATAACCAAAAACTTCTTCAAAAATTAGTGGAAAGTTTCTTGACATCTCGTCAGAAAAATTCTATAATACATATACCATTAAGGAAAAATAAACTTCTTAATGTTGTAATTGTTCTTTGATAATTATCTTTGCAACCAGGTGAAGATGGTCTTGCGGACCGCCTGGAGCCAGCTACAGAATGAAAGCAATATGGGATACTGTATTGTGAGTAAGAAACCTATCGGGAAACTTATAGGTAAACCTACTATGGGAAAGCAGTGAAGGATGTAGTTGGTTGTGCATCGTGTTAACTACGCATAAGCAAAGCCTAAATTCAGCGGTGACAAGTAGCAACTGCAGTAATGCATCTCGCCTAAGGAATTAAGCCTGAGAAACTTAATATCCCGGCACTCAAAGGAAACCGGTGTCTTGATGGTTAGAAATAACCTATAACTGAATATGGCTGTACGAGTAGCTGAAAGACAAATGAAGAAGCTTTAACATAAGGTTAAATCTGACCGCGACGTTGAAAGTTACGATCAATATACAATATGCTCTGAAGCTCGGTGAAAGTTGGAACAAAGTAAACTGTTCCCGTTGATCGCTTTATGCCATTAGAGAAGTCATTGGGTCGCTCCCTTTGCCTCAGACTCTAGTGAACGTGTGTGAATAATGTCAGTTAATAAGCCGTGTATGACGAAGGTCAGCATTAGATAATTATCAAAGGGCAGTTACGTTACTAGCCTAACAATAGACCCCATAATAGTAAAGGATGAGTTCCTACATAAGAGTAAGAATGAATAGGGTTGACTAAGTGGCCTTTACCGATAGCTAGTAAATATGTTCTTGGGTAAATGAATGGTCCCAAATCCATTCTAGTTCGCTAGTACGATAACTAGTTGTTCGTTAACGGCTGCATAAAAGTTAACACTGAATAGTGACCTTAGGGGCCTTACTCAAAATCTATTCCCGGAGATTACCGATAACTCGGTAATTTTTTTATGAAAATTCTATTGACAGGATCGAAAAATTATCCTATAATAATAATGTAAGGTTAAGATAGGTAAGGTATCTGGCATTATGTCAGTGGACGGTGCGAGGCCCGAGGTGCCAACTGCAAAGTCTCGAAAGAGAACCCTACAAGCTTACTGTCTGTTGGTTAAATGAACCTTATAATCGTTTAGCAAAGGAGAAACACAACATGATCAACGAATTAAAGATATGTTCCAAACAAAGACTTAGTTCACGCTTTATGAAGTGTAAGTTTTCCTATGCTAACAAAACCAAATAATTAACACTGGCACTAACAGTGTACAATCAGGTACAACCGCTAGCATAGGAATATGTCTAGCGGTTTTTTATTGGCACTGTGCCCGAGTAGTCGAAGGGGCTGAGCTGCAACCTCAGTAAATCATCGCAGGTGCAAATCCTGCCAGTGTCTCCATTATACTCCCTTAGCTCAACCGGTAGAGCGGCGGGTTTATACCCCGTATAGCAACAGATAATTGGCTGGTTGGGGGTTCGAGTCCCTCAGGGAGTACCAACATTGGGGCGTGGACGAATGGTAGAGTCAACGGGCCTTGAACCCGTGTTTGTGGAGGTTCGAGTCCTCCCGCCCTAGCCAACCGCCGTATGATCCGGTGATCGCGGACGTTTCATAAGCGTCTTAGCGTGGTTCGACTCCACGTGCGGCGACCAAAAGGAAAAAAGTTATCGACAAACTCAAAAGGTTCTGGTATAATTATTTGTATAAGAAAGGAAAGTTATGATTTATTTAATTAGCGACACTCACTTCAATCATAAAAATATCATTCAATATGAAGATAGACCATTTCGCTCTATTGAAGAAATGAATGACGCAATGATTAAGAGATGGAATGCAGTAGTCACAGATGACGACATTGTTATTCATCTTGGTGATGTCGGGCTCGGTCAAGAGTCTTCACTTAAGTGGATCATTCCTCGACTTAAAGGACATAAAATTCTAGTGCGCGGCAATCACGACACTAAGTCCAAACAATTCTATCTTGATTGCGGTTTTGAAGAAGTATTACCTTCATTCATTAAAGAAATTGCAGGGAATAAAATCTTCTTCTCACACAGACCTGATGCGCGTCCAGGAAACTCACATGATACATATGACTATCACTTCTATGGTCATGTGCACGCAAAGGACTTTCATGGCATGTTCCCTACAATCGCACGTAATGGCGCATGTCTATGTGTAGAAAGATGGGATTATACTCCTGTCGAGATGATGAAAGTTATTAGAATGTGCGATAATAGTGGAATTACAGCAGATTCCATCTAACTGGTCAGATGGTATACACGGTTGGTACAATGGTCTGAAAAACCATGCACCTCAGTTCGACTCTGAGTCTGACCACCATATATGGAATAGTTATAGCTCAAATGGGAGAGCTGACGGGACGAGTCCAATAATTAGATGACTTATGGGCAGATCTATCGGAATATTGTTTGTCATCACAGAAGTATTTTATGCGGGTTCAACTCCTGCCTATTCCAAAAAACGTCTAAGTGGCGGAACTGGTAGACGCCTTACTTTGAGGGGGTAATGTCCGAAAGGGCGTGTGAGTTCGAGTCTCACCTTAGACACCAAATGCCGGAATATTCGAGTTGGCACAGAAGATTGCCTTAGAAGCAATTGTCGAGAGACGTGTGGGTTCGAGTCCCACTTCCGGTACCAAATGGGAT